GGCGGCGACGATCCGCTCGACCGCTCCGGCGTGCATCCCGAAGCCTATCCGGTCGTGCGGCGCATCGCCAAGAAGGCGGGCGTCGACCTCCGGGCGCTCATCGGCAACGGCAAGCTCTTGTCGTCGCTGAAGCCCGCCGAGTTCGTCGACGAGGCCTTCGGCCTGCCAACAATCGTCGACATCTTCAAGGAGCTGGAGAAGCCGGGGCGCGATCCGCGGCCGGCGTTCCGCGCCGCCGAATTCAAAGACGGCGTCGAGACGATCGGCGACCTCAGGCCAGGCATGATCCTCGAGGGCGTCGTCACCAACGTCGCCGCCTTCGGCGCTTTCGTCGACGTCGGCGTGCATCAGGACGGATTGGTGCATGTTTCGGCGATGGCGAAAACGTTCGTCAAAGATCCGCGCGCCGTGGCCAAGCCCGGCGACATCGTCAAGGTGAAGGTGCTCGAGGTCGACATTCCGCGCAAACGCATCGCGCTGACGATGCGGCTCGACGATACAGCCGAACCGCGGCCGAAGGCCGGGGAGCGCGTCGCGCGCGGCCAGGAGCGGTTCCTCCGTCAGCCCGAACCCAAGAGCGAAGGCGCGCTCGCCGACGCGCTGCGGCGCGCGGCGGAGCGGAAGGAGTAGGGAGATCGATTGCGCTTCCTTCGGCGCCGCTTTGCCCTCCGGCGCCAGCCCCAAATCCGCGCGCGCTTCCTCGACGGTCTTGATCCCCGCGCCGACGAGGATGTTGAGCGTCTGCGCCTGTTGCAGCGGGTCGACGGCGTCGTCGCCGACCCAAACGAATTCGAGGTCGGGCTCGCCGAGGCAGACCTGGACGACGTGGTCGAGCGCGCTCTTGATCCACGCCTTGAGCGGCACCAGCCCTTCCTGAGTCGCCTGCAGGCGCAGGGTCTCGCTGGTGGCGCGGTTGACCTGGCTGACGAAGGCGGAGGCGGGCACGGAAAACGCGTAGCAGATGACCCGCGCCAGCCACTCGTCGTACTGGTCTTTCAGCGGCGGCTGGCGCGCTTCGATCAGGCGGAAGTCGGCGGGCATGAACTTGGTCATGCGGCGACGCGCCGTGTTCCCGCTCATCGGCGCGTTGAAATAATCCTGGAACTGGCGGATCTGGTCGACCGTCCATGCCTTCGGCAAAGTGGCGAAAGCGTCGGGGGGCGAGCCGGCGCGGTAATCGTCGAGCGTCGCCGCGTCGCGCCTGAGCGCGATGTTGACGGTCAGCGCGATCTGCTCGACCGGCGAGAAGCCGTAGAGCTTGTGGGCGCGCAGGTTGCGCGGCAGGTAGATGAGTTCGTCGGAGGAGAAGTCGGCCGCCGGCACGCCGTGCAGGATCTGCTGGTAGGCGGGGTCGGGCGGCTCGGGCGAGCGGCCGTCCTCGCCGATCAGCGGCGTGATCGTCGCGCCGTCGATGACGTCGAGACTGTAAAGCGCGCCGTCGCGCGAGAAGCGCGGGTGGAACGTTGCGCGGACGAGGAAGGCGACGCGTCAACGGATCGCGGAAGGAGATGTTTCGGATTGGTCGGGGTCACGCGCAATGATCGGTAGCAACGGCGCGTCTGACCATGGAACGCTGTTCTCGGAGAAAATCGCGCGCAATTTCTCGATGAAGGCCGGATTGGCGCGAGGATCGTATCCTTCCGTTTTGGGAAAATACTTGTCGATCAAAGCGATGAGCCCGTCAGTCGAACATAACACGACACCATTCCACAGCACAACGCCGTTGTCATCGAAAGGGTTAAGCGTTCTTATCGCGTGAAAGAACTCGTCGCGGTTGTCCCGATATTTCGGCGTCAGTACGCGAACCAAATCGCTGACTATGCACCGATAGATGGTGTCGACAGCGATTTGCCATCGTTGGCGTGTGCGGTCCCCGATTCCGACAATCGTGCTCGACGAAAAGAACGCAGGCGACAGGTCATCCTTGGAAAGGATGCGCAGGTGTCTCTGTAGCCATAAGTCGATGTTATCCTGTTCGGACATCTCTGGCCTCATCGCCTCGGGAACTTGAGCTTAAGAGGGTCGCCGCCATTCAGCGCGTTGATCGTGGGGTCGTTTATGTCGACATTCGCCGTGGTGGGTAGCGTCGGGTAGCTTGCCTGACCAGCAGGCCGGAATGTAATAACGGCTCCGTCCGGCATAGTCGCGATGAACATGCCAGGCAAGAGATCGCCGCTCGCAACGTCGCCGCTCACGCGCACCGATGTCGGCTGCTGTCCGTTGTAAATGCGGACGATATAGCTCAGCGCCGCAGCGTCCGGATCGTCGGACGCGGGCATCGTGCGCGGCGATCCCGGATCGCCTTGGCTTTCGCCGGGCAACACTCCATTCGGCGCCACGGCTTCGGCGACAGGTCCTTCATCGACTCCCGAGGACGAGAGGTAGGTCGGCCCTTTCGGCAGGTCGCCCAGGTTTATCCATCCTGGGCTTGGCCCGATTGGCCCGGGAGGAAGCTCAATCATCCGGCCGGTCGTCGGGTCGAAATAGGCTCCGCCTTCATAGTTCTCCTCCGAGTCGGGTTTGGGTTCTTCCTCGGCCGATCCCTGCGCGACCGTCGCCGCGGCGCTCGCGTCGCTCTTCGTCTTCGCTTCGTCGTTATCGGCGAATTGGACGCCTTTTGGCGGCTTCGCGCCGCCCGCGCCTGGCTCGACCGCATTGTCCTCGGTCGCGAACCGCCCGCGCTCGTCATGGTACTGGTTGTACTTGCCGAGCCCCGCCGCTTTCGCCTCCGGCGCCAGCCCCAAGTCTGCGCGCGCCTCGGCGATCGTCTTGATCCCGGCGCCGACGAGGATGTTGAGCGTCTGCGCCTGTTGCAGCGGATCGACCGCGTCGTCGCCAACCCAGACGAATTCGAGGTCGGGCTCGCCGAGGCAGACCTGGACGACGTGGTCGAGCGCGCTCTTGATCCACGCCTTGAGCGGCACCAGCCCTTCCTGAGTCGCCTGCAGGCGCAGAGTCTCGGAGGTCGCGCGATTGACCTGGCTGACGAAGGCGGAGGCGGGAACCGAGAACGCGTAGCAGATCACCCGCGCGAGCCATTCGTCGTACTGGTCTTTGAGCGGCGGCTGGCGCGCTTCGATCAGGCGGAAGTCGGCGGGCATGAACTTGGTCATGCGCCGGCGCGCCGTATTGCCGCTCATCAGCGCGTCGAAATAATCCTGGAACTGGCGGATCTGGTCGACCGTCCATTCCTTCGGCAGGGTGGCGAAGGCGTCCGGCGTTGAGCCGGTGCGGTAATAGTCGAGCGTCGCCGCTTCGCGCCGCAGCGCGATGTTGACGGTCAGCGCGATCTGCTCGACCGGCGAGAAGCCGTAGAGCTTGTGGGCGCGCAGGTTGCGCGGCAGGTAGATGAGTTCGTCGGAGGAGAAGTCGGCCGCCGGCACGCCGTGCAGGATCTGCTGGTAGGCGGGGTCGGGCGGCTCGGGCGAGCGGCCGTCCTCGCCGATCAGCGGCGTGATCGTTGCGCCGTCGATGACGTCGAGACTGTAAAGCGCGCCGTCGCGCGAGAAGCGCGGGTAGAGCGTCGCGGCGTCGATGACCAGCATGTCCTCGAGCAGCATGCGCAGCCAGGCCGAGAACGAATGCCGCCGGTCGGGGCGGACGAGGAAGGCGAGGGCGGCCTTGGCGCGCTCAGCGGCCTCGGCCGCGTTTCCCGGATCGCGAGCGCGCACGGCATAGCTCAGCGCCGCGATCTGGTCCTTGCGCGTCTCGATCACCGCGCGCAGCAGCGGCAGCGCGTCGGCGAGCGCGCGCAGCTCGGCGAAGCTGATGCCGCCAGTCGCGCGCGGCACATAGGAGAGGTTGACGCCGAACGGATAGTCGAACTGCCGCCCCTTGACCTCCGGCGGCGCCTGGGGCGCGAGCGGCTGCTGCGGCCCGAACCAGGTGTCGGGCGAGACGCCGGAGATCGCATAGCGCGCCGCGACGGCGAGGCGAGCGATGAGGCTCGGCGGCAACGGCGTCTGACGGCCTTCGTCGGGCATGGGCGGATGGTCCTTGGGATGGAGGGCGGCGGCGCGCGGCGCGGAACCATGCTTTGCGGCAATGGTTCGGCTCGCCGATGCGGGCTTGTGGCAGGGGACTCGGATGCGCGTCGCCGACGATCCGCTTGTTGGCGTCTAAGTCGGCGCCGCGTGCGTCGTTCAAGTTGACGGAGATGCGCGCCCGGACTCTCGTCGCGGCGCGCTGGCGGTGAGGCCGTCAATGAAGTGTCCAGGCTCGGACGCCAGCACCGCGCATTCAATCTCGCCGATGTCGAAGACGATCGCATACCCGCCGGTGGTCTGGGATGGAACAATGCGCTGCTGCGGCGCGAATTGCCGCGACGAGATTTTGGGATCGCTCAACGTGGAGTCAGGGAAGAGCAGGGAGATGCGACGCGGCGGGCTCTGGACGGCGACTCCGTCCACCGGTCGGTCGCCGTCAATCAAAGTTCCGCCTTCGATTGCCGATGCGGAGCCGCTTCGGCCAACCGGCCTGACGCCCTGGAAACGCACTCAAATAACCGGAGCGATGGAAGCCCACTCCAATGGTTTCGGGCTCTGCAGCGCAGCGGCCATGGCCTTGAGGAGCGTCAGGACGTTAAACGCAGGCATTTGTCTAAGCTGTAGTCTGCGATTGCTGGTGTTTCTGGTTCTGCTCGATCGCGGCGAGCAGATCCGCTTTGCCGACGCGACTCCCGTCAAACAGAATCGCGCGATAGTCCTCGGGTATAGCTTGCACGAGCTTTGGCGGCGCCTCGCGCCCCGCCTTCGCGAGAAAGTAGCAGTAAAGAAACATTGTCTCCTTCGCCAACCCGGGAAAACTGCCCATCTCCTCGCTCCAGGGGGCCGAGCGAAGCGCCTCGATGGCGGCGCTCTGTTCACCCTTCAGCCAATAGATCTCGCTGCGGAGATAGGACAGCCCGCAACGGCACTGGAATCTTCCTGCCGTAGCGTCAAGGCGATGCAGAGCGTCATCCAACCGATGAAGGCCAATTTCAGCTCTGACGCTCCACGTGGCATGGGAGGACTGCTCTTCGGGGGCGTCGCCGGGCGGATGCGCCGCGAGGTACGCCTGGCAATCGGCCCAATCGCCCGTGCTCGCGTAAGCGATCATCCGATCAATGAGGCTCACTTTGACCTCCTCACCGGGTTTCCGCCGCATCGTTCGCTGGCGAAGCCCCTGGCGCAATTGTTGATGTCCGAGTACCCGCCAGTCTGTCCCCGTGGAGGATTCGGCGCCATCAGCAATGCTGAGCATATTTCGCGCGCTCTTGCCCATTCTTGTTCGCATCCGTCGGGAAGAACAAGCGCAATCTGTTGCGCCGCCGATGGCGATTTGGGTCGGTCCGCCACCGGCGCTTTAAGGGGCCCGATGGCGTCCTGCGTCCATTGTCCGCCGTCGGGGCTGCCTGCCGGCGCACGCGGCTGGTCAGGGCTGTACTTCGCCGCTGGCGCGCCGCCGCTGGCCGTCTCGTTCGTCAGTTCCTCAACGATGACGCCAGGCGCGACGTTCGCGTCCATCAGCGCGTCCGCGAAGAACAGCCGCCGGGCCCCTTCCAAGGGTTCGCCAAGCTTCGCCAGTCCGCTCAGCGCAAGATGCGTGAGCGCCAGCGCGCGATCGCCATCGCGCCAAATTTCGACCGCGCGCCGGACGTGCGTGAGACATGAAGCCTCGATCGGTCCGCCGTGGGCGCTGGTCAGCAGTGCGGCGAGCCGCGGTTCGTCGAGCGGCGCGCCGAGCTTCGCCAACCGCGTTCCGGAGCCGAGCGTGAGAAAGCCGCCGACGAACGCCATCTCGGCGCCGATCGGATGCGCCGCCAGATGATCATCGCAGCGCCGGACCAGCTCCTCGCTTTGCGTCATCGTGTCTTCCCTCATGGCAGCACGACCCGCACGACGACGACGGCGATCGCGTCGCCGTCGAGGTCGCCGGGGTCGCGGACGGGGACGCCGCTGACCTTGCAATCGTGGACCGTCCCGCCGAGCGTCTGGCGGCCGAGCGCGAGATCGGCGCCGTTAGGCGCCAGCGCCGCGTCGAGCGCGTCGAGCGCGGCGTTGATCGCGCTTGCGCCCGGCGTCGCGGGATCGCGCGCGTCGAAATAGAGGAACAGCTTCGCTTCCAGCGTGCGCTTGGGCGCCGCCGGCGTCGGCCATTGATAGGTCTCGGCGCCGCTTTCGAGCTGGAACAGCGCGGGGCGCAGCGCCGCCGGGACTTCGCTCCACAGCTTCAGCCGGCGCGACGCGACGCCCCACGGATAGGCGGCCGAGACGGCGGCGAACAAAGCGGAGAAGGCGGCTTCGCGGCTCATGCGCGGCTCCACGTCTCTTCGGGCGTCGCGGCGAGCGCGGCGACGATCACGTCGCTTTGCTCGTCGAGCGTCAAACGCAGATACGAGCGCTCGGGAATCGTCGAGCCAGGATGCTCGACCCGCGTCGCGAAGCGCATCGCGCCGCCGGCGATGAAGGCGAGAGCCTTGCCTTTAACCGGCAGGATCTCGTGCGCGCCCGTCTTGCCGCCGTATTCCTGGATCGCCGCATATTTGACATCGCCGACAGAGGCGACCGTCGCGACGATCGAGTCGCCGTCGGCCGCGACCTCGGCGGCGATCGAGTCGCGCAGCGCGCCGGAACGCACCGCGAGCACTTGGCCGGAAAGCTTGTCCGACTTCACCGCCTCGGCAAGCGCCTGCGCCAGCGCCTCCGCCTTGGCGGCGAGCGCCTCGCCGAGCGCGCCGGCAAAGGCGTCGAGCCGCGCGTCGAGCGCGTCGTCGCCGGAGAAGGCGAAGGTCAGCATAGCGGAATGCCTCGTGCGCCAGCCGCGGTCACAGCGTGTTGGAAAAGGGCGCCACTGCGCCCAGGCATTTGCGCCGCTGACGCGAGTCAATCACAGACTAGCGCAATGTCGCCGCGCAACTTGGGATTAGCAGCGGAAACGGAACTCACAGCTGCAACGCCGCCGCGGATGCGTCATGTCTTCGGGGCGGCATCGTCATTGCCGCGCAATGGCGTCGTTGGATCCGAGCCGGCGTCGTAGTCGATCAGGAACTGATAGTCCAAGATCTGCCCATCGAACTGCGCTATCCGCGCATAAATAGGGCCCGCGCCTTTGAAGCGGTCGGGGCCAAGCGTGTGTTGTTTGCCGGGCGCGCCCTCCACCACCCACGAGTCGCCATCTTCTTGGACTGACAAGGGCTCGTTGCGGTCGAGTTCGTCCTGACCGTACTCGTCCCTGACGATCATCCGAACGAGTTCGGTCGCCGTCTTCGAGGATACGAGCCGGCTTCCATTCGCGCGACGCAACCACATGCTCGGCGATAGGCCGTCCATAGAAAACTGACCGGTCATTGTGCCCTCGCGGGATCGACAACGCAAAGATAGACCATTGCATCGGGGCCGGATACTGGACAGCTTACTGATAAGGCTTCGGCCCAAAGACGTGGTACGGGAGACCAGGGCCGGGGGCCATCAAGAAGAAGATCGGAAACGGCGGAAGCGGTTGCCCAGGCAAGAGGCCCAAAGCGGTCGCCTTAGCGTCTGGAGTTGAGACGAGGCCGCCGGTCAGTGTGTGTGGATACACGATCTGCTGTTGCAGCGTGAATTCCGGGTCGTCTCCGGTCTTGATCTCGACGCCGAGTAAAAGGCCGCTTACCGCTTTGCACAAAATGTCAAGTCTCGCTGTGACTCCGTTAATTTGAAGTCGAACTTCGGAGACACACTGGGCTCCCGTGCTTCGATACCAATTCAGTTCCTCTTGAAGAACTTGATCGTGAAAGTCGCCGGGATAGGCGATCGAAGTTGGCGACGTGTCCGACATGACCTCCTGGCCACGTGTCGTCGAGGCGTCCGCCACCTGCACATCGGCAGGGCGCGCAGCTGACGAGGCCCCGGTCGCCGCGATCCAGTCCCCGCCTGTCCACTGTCCGCTTGGGCGGCCGTTGCCGGCAGGGACGCGGGGTTGATCTGGGCTGTACTTGTTCGTTGCCAAGGTGCGATCGGCGGGATCGAATCCGAGTCCTTTGAGAATCGCGCTCGGCTCGACGCCTTCCTCCATCAGCGCGTCGACCATGAATAGCCGCCGTGCGTCGTCTTGCGGATGAGCGAGCTTTCCCAATCGGCTCAGGGCGATATGCATGTAAGCGAGCGCGACGTCGCCGTGACATTTCGCGACGAGCGCACGCTCGACGTATCTGAGCGGCGAGGCTTCAATCGGCCGCCGATGCGCCGCAGCGAGCAGGGCGACGAGTCTTGCGCGGCCACGCGGCGACATCTCGCCTCTTTCGAGCTTGGCTAGGCGCGTTCCGGCGCCGAGGACAAGCCAGCCGTCGGCGAAGTCCATCGCTGTGGCGATCGGACGCTTAGCGCCGTCTTGTTCCCATCGCCGGCGGGCGAGGTCGATCGTCATCGTCAATGCTCCGAATATTCGCGCCTGGAGCGGATGTGAGGGTCACCCCGCCACCCGCCGATACGGCTGGATCAGCGCCAGCACCGGGGCCGAGATCGGCGCGGAATCGAAGGCGATCGTCTCCTGGCCGCCGAGCGACTTAGAGCGGACGCCGATGTGCTCGGCGGCGCGGAAGCGTTCGGCGGCGAGCTCGAGCGCCGCCTGCGCCAGATCCTGCGGCACGTAGCCGTAGCTCAGCGAGACGGACGCGCCCGCGTCGGCGGCGGCGAAACTGTAGACGCCGTCGGCGACGGCGTACTGCCCGGCCGCCGGCGCGGCCTCGACCGCCGTCAGCGACGCGTCGTTCTCTGCGTAGATCACGCCGAGGTCGCTCGCCCACGGGCCGTAGGGCGCGAGCGCCGCGAGCTGCAGCGGCGCGGCCACAGGGATCGCCTGCGTTTCGCCGCTGACCGCGTAGCCCGCCTGATAGTCGACGACGACGTTGGCGCGACGATGCGAAAGCTCGACGCCGAACAGGTCGAGCGCCTGCGGCGCGCCGGGCGGCGCGAGGTCGCCGGGACGCAGCACGTAACCGAACGCCGCTGTCACCGCGCCTGCGGCGAACTGCGGAACCGCGATCCCGTTCCACGTCACGCTCGCCACCTGCAGAACCGGCCAGTGACGCAGATAGAGCGTGCGGCGGTCGCCGTCGCGAAGCTCGGTGTAGTCCTGCGGCAGCAGGGCGGGGCGCGATAACGCGGCAAGAATCGCGCGGCTCGCCGCGGTGACCAGCGTGGCGAGCGTCGCGTCGCTCGCCGAAGGCGCAGCGGGCAGGCCGAGCCATGCCTTCAGCGCGGCGAGGTTGGCAAGGTCGTAAGGGCTCATGGGAACGGGCGCCGAAAAGTCGGAGGACGGGAGCGTGAAGCGCGCGGGAGGAGGGTGCGAGGGGGCCGCGTTGCGGCGCCCGCCCTCCGGTCTCGGTCAGCCGTTGCCGATGTTGGTGAGGATGCCGACGCCGAACGGCGCGTAGACCGCCAGCGTCTCCTCGGCGTAGACGCCGAACTCGCGCCGGCGCGTGCGCAGCGGCCAGTCGACGCGATAGTAGTCGCGCCGCGTCATCACTTCGGCGACGTTCGGCGTCTGGTTCGACTGGTACCAAACCGGCAGCCGCTCGCACAGCGCCAGGACCGTGCCAGGCGGCAGGTCGGGGTGGACCTTGACCGGAATGTCGAAGCCGCCGTCGACGCTGAACGGATTGTAGTACCACCGCACCACGCCGGAGGCCGAGACGCCGTAAGGCCCGCCGTTGTCGCTGTCGGCGGCGACGTTGTAGCGGATCAGCGGCCCCGAGGCGTTGGTCAGGCACTTGGTGGTGATGTTCTTCTGCTCCTGCGCATTGACGTAGAGCACGGTGGGCGACACCCGGTAGGCGTTCCACATCTCGACCAGCATGTCGTCGATCTCGTTGACCGAGCCGCGGCCGGACGCGGTGAGGAAGGTTCCGGTCCCCGCTGTTCCGCTCGCCAGCGACTGCACGTAGGCCGAGTTGGCGGGGTTGAAGCCGACCGTCAGCAGGCCGTTGAAAGCGAGCGTCGCGTTGACCGAATTGTCGGCGGCGATCGCGCTCGCCGGCTGCTGGCCAGTGGTAAGCGGGGCGGAGAAGGCGGCGCTGTTGATGGTGGTGATCGCCTGCAGCGTCTCCGAGCCGGCGGCGCCGATGTACCAGGCGTAGGCGACCGCGCCGTTGACGATCGGCGCGACGCCGTTGAGCGCCTGGCCGAGCGTGACGGCCTGCGTCGTATTGCTCGACTTGTTCGACGAGCCGCCGTTCAACGTGTAGGTGTTGCCGTCGTTGCCGGTGATCGTCTTCACCGTCGCGACGCCGCCGGCGAGGCTCGAATTGCGCCAGCCCTCGAAGGTCAGCGCGACGACGATCACGGAATACGTCGCCGAGGGCAGGGTCGCGCCGGTCCCGGAGGCCGATAGAGTCGGCGCGGTCGGCGTGCCGAGCGCGAGCGAAGCGTTGCCGCCGAGCAGCGCGGTCTCCTCCTTGCGCATCGTCTTCTGCAGCACGCGCAAGGTGGCGGTCGAGTCGATGTCCTCGAAGCCCTGCGCCGCCGCCTCGGCTTCGAAGGTCACCGAGTCTTCCTCGCCGAGCGTCAGATAGGGCGCGACCTGCAGCGCCGCCGCATACGACATGCTGGCGGTGCGCTGGCCTTCCGGCACCCAGCCCATCGCGTCGAAGCCGGAGCCGGTCACCGAGGAGATGGTGCGCCAGCGCGCTGCGTCGCCGGGATTGGGCCGTCCCACGCGCGGCAGCGAATTCCTGAGCGGCGTGATGACCGGATAGAGGTTCTTCGCCGGCGCCTGGAGGTCGTAGGCGGTCAGGCCGGTGGCGATTGTCACCGCCTTGGTCAGCGATTCCTTCATCAGGCCGAGGGTTTCTTGCGTCGTCTGGGCGATGTCCATGGGAGGGTCCTTATCGAGGTTGCAGGGGAGGAGGCGTCGAAAAAAGCGCGCGCCGACGCTCGCGACGCTCTCGGGCGACGCGGATAAGAGAGTCGGGAGGTATGAGGTAAGGACGTCGCGCTTCTACGTCCCGTGTCACGGGTCTCTGGAACTTGCGTCGATCAAGACAGGGCGAAGTTCTTAGGCCCCGCGCATTCTGGCGACAGGCTGACGCGGGAATATCAGACGCGATCGATGATCGCGATTCGTACGGCCAGGCTCAGCTTGGTCAGCGCCAGGGCGCGCGCGTCGGGCGACAGTTCGGCGAGTCGCTTGATCGCTTCCTCGACGCCGAACGTCGGCTCGTCGGTGAGCGCGGCGTCGGCGCGCGTCACAGTTGCGCGCCGGAAGCGCCCGGTCATTGTCGCGCAAGCGCGGCGTCGGCTTCCGCCAGAGTCCGATCGACGAACTCTTCGGCCGACGGCGCCGATGTGTTCGGCGGCGACTTGAATTTCCCGACGTGCGAGACGAGCGCGGATTTCAGCGAGGCGGGGTCCCGGCCGAGCTTGCGGCCGAGATAGATCGCCGTCGCGACGCGCCCGCGATTGCCCCCTGGGAACCAGGGAAACGGCGCTTTGTCGCCGATCGTCGATTCGAACAAGGCTGCGCAGCCGAGCAGGCTCTGGAATTTGGCGATAACGCACTTGCCGACCGCCGCGTCGACGGCTTGCGAGAAATCGTTCAGCGTCATAGCGGCGCTGTCGAGAGTCGACCGCGGCCATCCGGCCGGAGCGCCGAGATCGAAGGAAAGCGTGCACTCCCATGCGGGCTCCCGCGCGTAGATCTCTCGATAGCTCTCGGGGAGGTAGCGCAACATGGTTTCGTTGGCGAACGCCTCCGCCGGCGGATGCCCGAGGCTGACCGACGCGTCGATAAATTGGTTGGGTCGACCGTGTGAACGAAACGCGAGGAAATGCGCGACCTCCGAGGAGCTCCAGTCGGCGCGGAAGCCGTAGACGTTCAAGTCCTCGACCGCTTGGCGCCCGGCTGGCGCGTAGTCGAAGCCTTTGAGCGTCTCGTTCAACAGCGCGACGAAATCGACCGGCTTCGACTCGTCGGCGAACCACATCGGAACAGTCTTGCGAATCTTAGCCGGCTGCTCCTTTGGCAGCGCCCGGCGAAAGCGCTCGAAGTCGCCGAAATGACGCTCCAACATCGCTTTGGCTTCCGCCCGCTCGGCTTCGGAAACGCGACCTTCGCGTGCGATGAAGTGAGTCACGAAATGTCGCAACGCGCCTTTGGTCGGCGTCCCGTCCCGCAAGGCCGAGGGAGCGGCGGAAGGCGCTTCGGCTTTCGGCGGCTGTGAATTGGATGGCTCGTCGTCGGGGGTCGCGTTGGTCATTGACCGCCCCTCCAAATGTAATCCCTTGTGTAGAACGAAATGCCGGCCAGCCACAAGCGAAAGCGGAGATAGTAGGTGCGCACTTTTAGGTTTTCGCACCCGTCGCAGGCGGCGTCATAGGCGACGCTGGTCAGCTTTCGTATGCCGAGCGAGGGGATTTTCACGTCCACTCCGCCGAGCGTGTAGACCGCGACATCCTTTTCGACTTGAAACGGGTTCAAGAGTATTGCGTCGAATTGGGTCGACTTCACTTCGACGCCGACAAGCTCGTCCGTTTCGGGGTTCAACACCACGAAGTCATAATAGCGCGGCGTCGGAAATCCAGGGATGGTGACCGCCATGGATTTGCCGCCGTTGAGAATGATGAGGCCCATGGAGGCAAAATTCGCCTCGCTTTCCGCTACGGCGCGGGCGTGCTGATTGTAGGGACCGACGCCATTGAAAGCTGCGCCGTTGCGTTCAGCCGCCTCGGCGGGATCGACGAGAACGAGATACTGCGCCCAGTTTGTTGAGGCGTCGGCGATTTGTGTCGGTTCTGCGGATTGAGCGTCGCTGGAACTTGAGGGGCGCTCCAATTCAGTCGATTGTTGCCCGCCGCTCGATTGATCCGCCCAGTCTCCGCTCGTCCACTGCCCGCTCGGCCGTCCGTTCCCCGCCGGCACGCGCGGCTGGTTGGGGTCGTAGGCGCGGTCGAGATCGTTCTGCGCAGATGGCGCGCCGAGCGCGGCGACGATCGCGCGCGGCGCCACGCCGGCCTTCATCAGGCCGTCGGCGAAGAACAGGCGGCGGGCGTCTTCGCGTGGCTCCGTCAGCCGCCCAGCGCCGGCGAGCGCGAGACGGGTCAGCGCCAGTGGCGCGTCGCCCTCGTGGGCCTTTGCGACCGCGCGGCGCACATGCGCCGCGGCCAACGCGTCGAGCGGCCGGCCAAGCGCGGCCGAGACTAGCGCGACGGCGCGCTCGCCCTCCGCCGCCTCGTCGCGGCGATCGGCGCGCGTCTCGGCGAGTTTCGTCCCAGCGCCGAGCGTCAGCGCGCCGTTCGCGAACTCTGGCACCGCCGAGACGTGCGCAGTTGTTGCGCGCGCGGACCAATCCGCGCGCAGCGCCTCGACCAGCATGACGGCGCTCCGGGGCTGAAGGATTTTCGAAAAGCGAGAGGGCCGGTCAGACCCGCAGCGGCTGCGGGTGCGCCAGGCTCAGCTTGGTCAGCGCCAGCGAGCGCGCGTCGGGCGACAATTCGGCGAGGCGCCGGATCGCTTCCTCGACGCCGAACGTCGGCTCGCCGGCAAACGAAGCGTCGGCGCGTTTCGACGTCGCCGAGCTTGGCGCCGTCAATTCGGATGGTTCGGTCTGACCGGCGCGGCGTTGGGATCGAAGTGAATCCAGCGCAGTTCGATTCCCATTCCGGCGAGATAATGAGTGAGATTGTTGACCAGGTTTCGCCCGTCTTGGCTCAGCTCGAAAAGGGAATAGATGGCGATTGCGAAGGGACGCCCATTCGTCAAAGGCACGCGCTGATACAACTCCCCGGATTCGATCCCATCGAGATAGCGGTAGACCTTTGCCTGCAACAACTCCAAGTGTCTGCCCTCGTCAATATCCCAAGGCAAATGATCGCTGATGGTCAGCAGGGCCTTTCCCGTCGCATGTTCAACGATGATCCTGTCGACTTTGTCGGCGTCTTCGATGGTCATGGCGGCGTCCAAAAGTTCAAGTCATCCAGGTTCGAAGGTCGGATCACTTCAACCGTGGTTGGAGGAATGATCGTTCCGCCGGGAAATCCCGGTTTTCCCGCGCCGACGATCGTCGCCCCGCTCGACTCGATTTCAGGAAATGCGACCTCTTGTTTGGGCGTCAAGGGCGCCGTCTCCGACGACTTGCATTCGATGCAACGTATCGCATTGGTCGTCGGATCGCGGAAGGGATAGTCCAAACGCGTTTTGGCGCCGCTCTGGGTTTGCAGCGTCACTTCGTTTCCCGGCTCGCTCTCAATAGCTTCCAACTGGTCTCCAACCTGATTTTCGAACGCCTCGCCCGCGAGCTTGTTCGCCGCCAATTGAATCGCGCGTCGGTCGCCAAGCGTCAACGTTTCTAAGGCGGCCTGTGTCGCGGTCGAGGCGACTTCCGCTCCGGTTGAAGCGGCGCGGGCGGCGGGCACGAAAATGAGAGCAGCTTCGAGCGTGGCTGCTCCTTCATAGAGGGCGAAGTTGAGGTAATCACCGCTGTGCCAGGTCTGGACTGCAAGAGCGCTGTAATGAGTTCCCGGAAGGGCGCTCCAGAAGCCTGTCAAAAGCGACTGCAGGCCTGAAGGTTTGTCAGGCGCGGAGGGCGCGGCCGACGTCGACGAAGCGCCGGACCTGACTTCGCGGCCCGGCGTCGAAGAGGAATCGGCGACTTGGTCACCCGGCGCCCGCGCCGAGCGACCGTCGCTAGCTTCGCCCGCGGAATCCCCGCTCGTCCATTGCCCGCTCGGCCGCCCGTTACCCGCCGGCACGCGCGGCTGGTTGGGGTCGTAGGCGCGGTCGAGATCGGCCTGTATCGAAGGCGCGCGGAGTGCGGCGACGATCGACGCCGGGGTCACGCCGGCCTTCATCAGGCCGTCGGCGATGAACAGGCGGCGGGCGTCTTCGCGCGGGTCGTCGAGGCCGCCGACGCCGGCGAGCGCGAGATGGGTCAGCGCCAACGGCGCGTCGCCTTCGCGGACCTTGGCGAGCGCGCGGCGCACGTGCGTTGCGGCCGAAGCGTCCAGCGGGCGACCGAGGGCGACGGAGACCAGCGCGACGGCGCGCTCGCCCTCCGCCGCCTCGTCGCGGCGATCGGCGCGCGTCTCGGCGAGTTTCGTCCCCGCGCCGAGCGTCAGCGCGCCGTCGGTGAATTCGGGCAGCGCCGAGACGCGCGCATGCGCCGCGCGCGCGGCCCAATCCGCGCGCAGCGTCTCCAAGAGCATGGCGGCGCTCCGGGGCTAAAGGATTTGCGAAGAACGGGAGGGCGCGTCAGAACCGCAAGGGCTGCGGGTGGGCCAGGCTGAGTTTGGTCAACGCCAGCGCGCGCGCGTCGGGCGACAATTCGGCGAGGCGCCGGATCGCCTCGTCGACGCCGAACGTCGGCTCGTCGGCAAGCGAAGCGTCGGCGCGTTTCGACGTCGCGCGCAGGGCGGCGCGGGCCGGCAGCGGCTGCGCTTCGAGCGCGGCGACGCGCGCCGCGAGCGCCGCGACTTCCGGCGCCAGCGCGCCGACCGATTTGCGCAAGGCGGCATTCTCAGCGACGGCGCGCTCGAGCTTGTCGGCGGCGAGCGCCAGCGCCGAGGCCGCCTTGGCGAGCGCGGCCGAAGGGGAGGGGACTTCGGCGGCGGGCGGGCGCTCGGCGCTGGCAGGCGCAGCCGTCGCGGCCGCGCCATCGGCAGGTTCGGATTGCGAAGATTCGCGTAGCGGCTCGGCCTCAGGCGCCTCGGCGCGAGCGGCGAAGGCGCGCTTCTCGACTGCGCCGTCTTTGATCACTTCGAAGGTCGCGCCGGGCAGGCAGGGCAGGTCGACGAGCGAGATCTCGCTCGGCTCGGCGGTGTAGCGGGTGAGGCCGGTGTCGGGGTCGGGCCAGCGCTTGATGTAACGGCCGCCTTGGGAGAAGCCGGTGTAGACGCCTTCCTGCACCTTGCGCCATTCGTCGTCGTCGACGATCTGCGCCGAGACGAGGATGCGCTTCTCCTCGTCGTCGAAGGCGATGTCGGTGAGCTTGCCGGCGGCGACGCGTCCGTGCATGGCGCGCACCGCTCCCAGCGACTTGCCGCCGCTCGCCTTCAGCGCCTCGGCCGACCAGGCCTCGAAATAGGGCTTGGTCGAGACATAGTCGCAGATCTCGCCGGCGCGGTCGGGCGCCTCGGCGGTGGCGATCCCCTGGATCAATCGCCGGTCGACGTCGACCTTGGCGAGCGCGAGGAAGAGATCGAGCGTGGGCATGCGTCGCGAACTCCTGCGAAGGGGAGAAAAGACCGTGCGCGCGCGGGGCGCGGCGCCCGAGCGCGTGAAGCCTGGTTCGATGATGAGGAAGACCGGGAGAGGGGCCGCCAGCTTGTCGCCTCGGCGCCCATTTTTCCGATGATAGAATTATCGTCGCTTGCCGCGTAACGAGCAAGACATTGTTCGCGGCAGGCGCCGTTTTCGCGCCGAAACGCTTGCGTTTGCGACGGAAATTCGCGCGCGCGATTTTGCGTTCGCTTTCGCCGCGCCTATAGATGCGCGCGCCGAACGCCCCGAGTCGATTCCCTTATGCGCCGCTTTCTCGCCTGCGCCTTCGCCGGCGCCGTCCTATCCCATTTCGCCGCATCCGCCGCGGCGGCGAGCGAAACGTGGACCTTCTGCGTCGCCTCGGCGCGCGGCGGCGGCGACGACGTCTGGATCACCGACGTCTTCGCCGCGACGCGCGGTCGCGAAAAGCTCGAACGCGACATGAAGGCCTATCTCGCGACGCAAGGCGCGACGCGCGTCGACGTCCAATGCCCCGCGCCCGTCGCCGACAGGACCGCCGCGGTCAACGCGCAATTCGCCGCGGCCGAATTCAACCGCAAGCTGGGCGCGCAGTTGCACGAAGTGGCGACCAGAGACTTCGCGCGCTAACTCGAGGCCTGTCGTCGCGAGCGACAGCGACGCGATCCAGACTCAGCCGCAGCCGCAATCCCCAAGTCTGGATCGCTTCGCTTTGCTCGCGATGACGAATTGGAGGATTCGACTTGCGCTGTCACGCTTCCGCTCGCGGTGACGCGCGCGTTCGTCAGTTCGCCCCCTCCGCATAAAACGCCATCATCCCCTGCGCCCCGCCGTCGAGCCCGAGCAGGTCGGCCACCGCCCACACCAGCGCGTCAGCGCGGTCGGGCGAGAAGCCGGCGGCGCGCGAGTCGAAATCGGGCGTCAGCGCGCAGAGCTGGTCCTCGAGCTTCTCGAACGCGCCGAGATGGAAGACGATGCCGCGCTCGTAGGCGGCGGCGACCGGCTCGGCGCGCAGATATTTGCCACGCGTCGCCGTCACGTTGCGCACCGGCAGATTGGCGTCGCTTTGGCGCAGCACCGCTTCGACCATCTCGCCGCCGTTGTTGATCTCGGCGACGACCCGGTTGGCTTCGAAACGCCGAAAGGCCGAGACGACGCGCGCCGCCCAGCGGCCCGGCGTGTCGCCCTGGCTCGACAGGTCGGCGAGCACGTGGATGAGCCCGCCCTCGGCGCGCGCGGCGACGATAATGCCGCATTCGTCGGCTTTCGCGCCCGACTTGGCCGGCGGGTCGACGCCGACGACGATCTCGACGTAAGTCGTCGGCGCGCCGCCTGGCGCGAGCCGCTGGCGCTCGATCAGCGCCCGGGTCCACAGCGCGCCCGGCGTCTCCTCGACGATCTCGGCGAACAGTTCCTGCCGGCCGATCGTGCGGCCGGCGTAGCGTTGGGTGATGCGTTCGACGAACGCCTGCGCGAGATGGTGGATGTTGTCGAAGGTCGAACCGCGGCTGACGATCGTCAGCGGATCGGCGACGAGCTGCTTGATCAGCTTGGTCGGCCGCGGCGTGGTGGTGACGACCGCCTGCGGCTTGGCGCCGAGCCTGAGGCCGAGCAGCGCCTGCTCGAACGCGTCGGGGCGCTTCCACGCCGCCAGTTCGTCGAGCCACAACTTTTCATGCTGCTTCCCTCGCAGCCGGTCCGGTTCCTCGGCCGAGAACAGCAACGACACTGCGCCGTTGGGCCAGACGAGCCGGCCCGAAGCGCGCGCATAGCGCGGCCGCTCGTCGCTCGGGCAGACCGCCATCAGCCCGGATTCGCCCAGCACCATCACGTCGCGCACGTCGTCGTGGGTCGCGCCGATCAGGTTGACGATGGCGAAGTCCTTCGCCCATTCGCGCACCGCCTCGGCGCCGGCGCGGGTCTTGCCGGCGCCGCGGCCGGCGAGGATCAGCCAGTAGATCCAGTCGCCCGGCGGCGGCCGCTGGTCGTCGCGCGCCCACAGCGACCAGTCGTAGAAGAGTTCGTCGCATTGCTTGTCGCTCAGCGCAGCCAGCAGCTTGGCGCGCTCGGCCGGCGACAATTCGAGCAGCGCGCCAATGTTGCGCAGCAGTTTCGCGCCGGCGCCGCCGACGTCGCGCCAGCCGCGGCCGCGCAGCTTGCGAGCGGGCTTGGCGCGCGCGCTCACGGCTCGGTCTTTCGCGCCGCGATCATCCGCTCGGCCATCGCGTTGAGCTTGGCGAGCAGGCGCGCGCGCCCGCCTTCGTCGGGCGCGTCGTTCGCCGGGGCGAGCTTGCCGAGGCCGTGGTAGCGGTCGAGCCGGTCGAGGATTTTCAGCACGCGGTCGATCGCCGCCAGATCGCCGTCCTCGGCGAGCGGCGCGAGCTGGGCCGCCATCGCCTGCAGCCGCACGATCTGCAGGCGCGCATGGTCCGCCGCCGGCGCGACCCAGCGCCGCCTGAGCTCGTCGCGCAGCAGCGCCTCGACCCGTTTGCGCGTCAGCCGCTCGCTTTCGGCGATCGCTTCGACCGATTGGCCGGAGACCAGCGCGGCGACGATTTTCGGCCCCCGCCGAGCGGGCGCGGCTTTGCGCGCGCGAACCGGCGCGTCGACTGGCGACAT